CTCCCTTTTGGTGACTTCTGAACACCCTTATCCACATAATCATAATAATCTTGATCAGTTACTATTCCAACTTTTATTACTTTAGAATTTGAACCCTGAAGTACTTGTGGATTAAGTGACTGTGCTAACTTATTCCTTCTGCTTTTAGATTTTTTCATTAAAATCTTTTGCATCTCAATGCTTATATTATTAACCCAGTTTAATACAACACCTTCAGTCGTATTTTCAATTGCAGCTTCCTCGTTAGCTTCTGTGCCATATTTCTTGGCCAAGTTATATAATTCATTAAATTTAGCCATGTTGTCTTTTCATTTGCTCAATATCTTTTCTTTCTTGTTCGGCCTTATCTTTATAAAAACAAACCGTGTTTAAAAACTCAATTACGCTCAAATCAAAAAAGTAATCCCACTTTGAACGGTCATCATTTGCCATGCTGTTGATTAATGCGACCCATCCATACTTTGTGTAGAAGCTGCCAACAGTTCCTGAATCTCCTTCGCCTCCTTCGCTAAATAAGTTAGGGTAGCTGCTGCCAATTCCTCTGAGTATTTGCAAAAAAAAAGCATGATTGGGTAGGCAGTCTCAATTTTCATGTGGTTGTAAAACGCCTCACTTATCTCGGCATGCTTACTGCCATCGTATTTCTGCTGAAACAATCCGTACTTCATTGGCACGCACGTTGCGGCCATGATGTTGTGGATATTGTAAATTATTTGTTCGGGGTCTTTAGTGAAGTGAGCGACATCTATGTATTGGGCTGCTGATAACTCCTGCGTTTTCCAAATACACTTATACCACTTACCGTTAACTTTAAATACCATTTTCACCTTTTGCCCCTCAGGGATGGTGTCAAGATTCGTGATGTACTTAAGTTTGGCTTTTAACTCGGTTAGTGGTAGGCTCTCAATCTCATCAATGGTCTTACCGCTTATCTCGGCTAATAACCGTACATTCTTATCTACCTTATCGATTTGTAACTCCGATATTCGTTTGCAGTTGAGAAACTGTTTTATGGTCAAATCTGCGTATTTACTTATCATACTTATAAATAGCGCAAAAGTGAATTAATGCTTTAGCCTATCCCGATGGTGGCGTAACGGCCCGCTGCCTTTAAATTCTTATACGCCTCAAATGATATAGCAGTAGCCATAACAGCATCATCATGGAATCCGCTCGGTGCTGAATACCTAACTGATTTGTTTTTAGGGTTATACTCATAGCCAAATATTTCAAGCTCTTTCTTTAACCACTCACTCTTAGCAAATTGCACCTCTTTATTTTGGGTTGCTACTACCAACTGCTCGATTATATCCTGCTTACTTTTTGATGTAGTCACAAATGGTTGAATCCTTGACTTGTTTATGCAGCCATTACGGACTTGTTCAAAGATAGCATCACCTATACTGTTAACCTCTATTAACGTGTATGCTTGATATTGATTAATAACCTTTACTAACTTGGCTACTATGTTGGCCCAACTATCCTGCCTCCATCTGTCAATAAATACTTGCTGCCCTTTTTGATTGAATACCGAAATAACTGTGTAATCATCTGCTCTGCCTAAATCTATACCAGCGTAATACCGTGATGTGGTTTCTGCATGCTCACTAAATATAGCCATGTCAAACAATGAGTAACCACCATCGACAAACTCAGCCAAATACTCCTGCCTAAATACATGGTCAGGAAGCGTTATACGCGCATCATCTATCTCAGTAGGGTTAATGATTGGGTTATCATACGATGTCATTCGAAAAGACTTGTATTGCGTATTAACTCCGTCAAGTTGGAATAAGTTAAAAAAATGGTTTTTGCCTTTAGGTGTAGAAATTAGTAATACTTTTTTGCCCTTCACTAAAACAGTTGCTCTTAACACCTCAGTCCATGCAGCCTCATCAATAAATGCAAACTCATCAATAACAAGATAGTCGAATGTTTCACCCCTTATGTTATCGTAACGTTCAGCACTAAAGAACTTCATTATCGAACCGTTAGGGAATCTTAACTCCAAATCGGATGCGTTAACCTTTAGTACGTCATGCTCGGCAAATGCCAAACACATTTCAGCATAAACCTTTTTAGCCTGCCTGTAAATAGGACTTACCCATCCAATCTTTGCATTGGGCATATTGAACCCCCAATATAACGCCTGATTTTGCGCTAACAAAGATTTGCCAAACTGCCGCCCGATATTTAGGACATAATACTTATACGCCTCTGAATTAATCGAGGTGTGTATTTTCTGTTGGTTGAGATGTGGTCGGTATAATTGGACTTCCAAAGTTTGCTGTTATTATTTTTACTTCCCCTGTATTCTCTACTTCTATTTTATCCCCGTACTTTTTAGGTCGCAATTTACTGGCTAACCACTTTCGGGTATCTACTTGTAATTTAGATCGTGCCACGTTTGCAGAATTGCCTTGCTCACCTATTGTGGTGTTTAGCGTATCACCATTCTTTTCATCAGACAGCTCAATCATTTCCTCCACTAATAAGTCGGCTTGTTCCTCACGCGCACGCGCGTATCGTTTCTTATTATCTTCGCTATCCTCCAACCAATTATAAAACGTTTCGCTACTTATGCCAACTTGCTTGCATATCTTCACTATCCCTAAATGGGAAGTTGATAGTATATTACATACCTCAACCATTTTGCTTGGGTCTGTTTTCTCTTTAGCCATGTCTTTATTGTTTACTCTTATCGTATTGTAACCACATACCGCCTATGCTGTCAACTAACCTTTCGTTTAACCAAAGTTTCTTGTTGCCTGTATAGTAAAGTATACAGTGTGTTAACTCGTGGTAAAAGGTATGTTCTATTATTGACTCCTTGTATTTTCTCCAAGTCTTATCCGTTTTGTATTTGTCAGCTATTATTATCTTATTGTCATAATAGATAAACCTGCCCATGCAATTGTTAGCGTGGCAGTATTCATTGTCTATTACAACCTCAACCTCATGGCTTAAAATACTAAACTTGCTTGGTATCATTATGATTTATAAATTATAACCTCTATGCTCATTTCGCCATTGGCGTGTTCGTCTAACTTATCAGCATTAGTGCAAGTATTTTGTACCGATATATCATACTTGTATTTCCCTTCTGTTGCTATTGCAATTAAATCACCCACCGAAAATGTACATGGGGGTTCTGATGTGAATGGTAAATAAAAGTATTTATGATCACCATTCCACCTACTCGGTAATGTTTTCTTTTTCTCGTATAAATCTCTATGCGGAAGTGATATAAATACAACACCACCTTGTTTGCATATTCTTATCCAATTCCTTACTCCTTCAATTGGGTCAGATAAATGTTCCAAGATATGACTGGCATATACTGTGTCAAAACTTTCATTAGAATAAGCATCCATTGTTGTTGCATCGCATATATCTTTATCGTGCATTTCTGACCATTCACATATAGGGTCTGCACCATCATGAGTATCAAACCTACCCACTCCAACATCAACAACGCTTTTGCCTTCTATGTGTTTAGCGTAAAATCCTGATTTGATTAGTCTTGGTTTTGCTCTATTTGTTTCTGCCATGTTTGTTTATTATGTATTGTAAACCCTCCGTATTAATAAAGTCGATACCATTAGCACCGCTTACAATTACATTTGGGCAAACATTGTGTACTTCTAATGCTCGGTTTATCTTCATTTGCTCTGCTAATGCAAAAGTACTTGACTGATTACCTATAAATAAATAGCAACTGTTTAGTATTTGGGACATGTGCAATGCCTCTTTTACTAATATACGCTTGCAGCCTAAACCATACCGGCTAAATAATTCCCACTCTTCTTCTATTCCAACAAAGTATAATGGTCTGTTTAGATTATTTAACCTCCTGTAATCTATTTGTATATCCCTATACCTTGTTGTTAGGTTAATTATAACCGCATCCTTTAAGTAATCAAATTTCTTTTGTGTTTCAATAATCTTATCACTTAGGTCTATTTCAAACTCAGCAAATAAAAACCTATACCATTTGCGTAAGTCTAAACTTCCAATGCTAAAGCCTTGACTTCTAAAAGTATCCAAGTCATAATTTATTACCTGCCCATTGTGTTTATACACATTAGCAATGTAAGGCAATGTTTCCAATAATGGCAACATATAAGCAAATGACTTATCCGTCATGGTGTACTTTCCACTTGGGTGGTTTGGCGTTTGGTTAGGCATACTAAACCCTATGTACATATCAACAGGCCCATGTTTATCCGCTATACTCTTAACCGTGTTTAAAGAGTAAAGTATATCACCTATGTGGCCGCTATGCTTTACGCTTATGTTTGCCTTCATACTTATGTACTTGTGTTTGTGGTTTATTGTTTATTAGCCAAGTGTTCATGCGCCTAATCACATCTTGAATGCAACCCATGCAGCTTCCGGGTCTTATGCCTGTAATCTCGTATTGCAATGCCGATAATACTAATAGTTGCTGTTGACTGAACTCGTAGTTAATAGAGTTCATGTCGCCCCCTGTAATTAAATACTGCGCCCTTAATGTGTTAGCCTTATCATACACATCA